CTGCAAGCGATTGAGCGTGAAGACGTGAAACGCCATGGGGAATTGATCAAGGCTGTATTGAGGATGGAAAAGGGAAGGTCGGGCAGGCGGACGGGGGGAAGAGACGACATGCCCTATCCGCGAAAAACGGGACCGGGAAGCAGGCGGCGGAGGGGCAGAAGGGGAAGATCGCTTACGGAACGTCCGCAAATACCAAAAGTTGCCGGACGGACGCCGAGGGGCGGAATGCCCGGCGGCGGAGGGGGGATGTTGACATCATTGTTGAGCCGGTTCGCTCTTCCGGCCCTGGCTTTGGCCGGCGCAGGCATGGCGGGCTATGGCGCGGGGTCGCTGATCAATGAGGGCATAAATAAGACAGGCGAGGCGGTTACTGGTCAAAAGGACTGGACGATGGGCGCCGCCGCCCACGACTTTATTAATCCTGCGTCAAAAGGCACCCGGCAAATAATCGGCGATGTCGAATCAGGACGGAAAGGGTACTCCGCATATCAGAATCGGGACAGCGGTATTGTTTCCGCCGGCAAATATCAGTTCACGGCGCAGGGCGGTGAAAAAAGCTCCCTCGCCAAGGTGCTTGATAACTATGTAGGGGCAGGCGGCTACCGGACCGAGGAGGCCCGAAGATACTCTTCTGTCATCAAGAGTGGGCGGGCGGAATCCCTGCGAAATGACGCCGGGTTTAAATCGTTCATAGAGCGTACTGGCGGCGAGAAGGCCATGCAGCAGGCTCAAGAGAAGACTTTCGACCAGAACTATTTCAATCCCGCAATCGGCTATGCGCAGAAGCAGGGAATCAATGCCGTCAAAATGCCAAAGTTGGCCGCGATGATGGTTGACACCAAGATACAGGGTGGGATGGAGGACGTAACGCAAGCGACAAGCAGGCGATTGTCGCAACAAGGGAAGTCCTTCAAGACGGCCTCCGAAGAAGAAATCATGAATATCTTCGTCGAGGAAAGGAAAAGCCGCCTTGACCGTGTAGCCGCCGCAAAAGAGGCGAAGGGCGACACAAAAACGGCGTCAATGCTTCGCAACAGCAAAGGAAGGGTTGACCATGTGCGGGCTGCATTAGACAAAAACGAGGAATCCCTGCGGAAAGATGCCAACGACATTGCCGTCGCAGCCAACAAGGAGAGGGGGGAAGCGCCGGTGGCAACGGTTACGCCCGCCACGCCCGAAACGGCCAAAACGATCCCCCCGCCTGTGGCCGTAGCGACGGCCACAAAGCAACGATCCAGGGGCAAAAAGACCGCCATTGTCACGGCAAAGAAGGTTGAAAAGCCGGCGGCAAAGAAGAAGGAAGAACTGCAAACGGCTGTTGTGGATGGGGAAACAAAGCAGCAAGCGGCGACAACCGCCGAAATCATGGCCTCGCCCGCCGCCACGGGCCTCGCTAAAGGCGCTGCGACTTCAACGACGACAGTCGTCAAGACACCCGCCGAAATAACGGATGCCCGCAAGCGAATTCAGGCAGGGAATCGCGAGAGATTGGCCGCAGCAGGGGCAGGCAGTTTAGCGCCAAAGCCTGTTGCCGCTTTTGTCAATAGCCGCCCGGCCCCGCCTGAAAGAATCTCCGCGTCGCCCGTCATGACCTCGCCCGCCGGACTGTCGAAAGCAGGCACATACGCCGCATCTCCCACGACGGCAAGCCAGGGGGGAGGCATGGAGGCGGCAATCGCTCCTTTGATGTCCGCCATTGCCAAACTGAACGCGACGGTAACAAAAATCGCCGGGCAAAAAGAAGCAACCAGGCAGGGAGAACAACAGATCAAGACCGAGTTTGACGACACGATGCTGACGCTTATGGCCTACGATAGGGTGTGATTTATAACTATGGCATATATTGATGAATTCGACCATTTGATTGAACTGAGCCCGGCGACGGAAATCAAAAAATATGAAGACGAGGACGCCCTGTGGGACCGCATAGCGGAATGGTTGGAAACCCCGCAAGGAACCCTGGCCGACTTGCCGGGCTGGGGCCACAACCTGATTGCTATGAAGCACGAGCCCCAGGGGATTGACTTGGAAGTCATGGCGGAAATGAGCATCGCCTACAAGATGCCCCAGGACATCGCAAACTTGGTTATAGGCAGTGTAAAGGTTGAATTTACGGAAATTGACCACTGCCGGGTCATAATCAATCATAGCTTGGGAGTATTTGAGGAGACAATATCTCTGTGATTACTAAAGAAGAGGCAATTCAGAAATTCAAGGACATCCTGCTTGTAAAGCCGGCCTGGAGAACCTTGTCGAAGTCTCAGTTCGTCAATCACCTTGCCATCTTTATGAGTTGGGCGCTGAGAGAGGCGCTTTGGAAAATCGAGAGGACATTTCAGGAGTATTTCCTGTCCACGGCGCTGAATGAGGCCAGCGTCCTGGCCCACGTGGAGGATCGGGAATATCTCCCGCGCAAGCGCACACCCTCTTCGGGATCCGGAACGATCACGAACAACGGGGCGAATACGGTTTATCTTCCCGTCTATCAGCCTTTCTCTTCCGACGCAGATATCGATTACGTCATCGACCGAGCTCTGACGCTTTCCCCGGGTCAAGCCGCAGCGGTCGAATTCATGCAGATGGCGAAGCAGGAAATCATCCATACCGTCACGGAAGAGAAACCGTTTTACGAGATCCTTTTCGAGAAAGAGCTGACCGACAAGATTCATGACTTAACCGTTCAGGTTGACTTGGGGTACGGCTACGAAGACTGGGATTGCGCCCGTCTCTTTCAGAACGCCTATGAGGGCGATCATATCTATGACGAATTTTACACCCATGCCGGGTTGACGGGGATCCGGTTCGGAAATGACTACATCGGCACCATCCTTCCGGTCGGAACATCGGTGAAGATCGTTCTTTGGACAACGGACGGCGAAACCTCCTTGGCGGAAGGGCAATCCTTATATCCGGTCGGGGAGATCCTGGATAGCCTTGGACAGGAAGCGGACATTGCAGCCATCACCACGGATGCAATCACGGATGGCCAAGAGAAGGAAAGCGTCTCCGAAATGCGCCAGAACCTTCACTACTGGCCCATCTACAACGAAAAGCTCGTATGGCGCGACGACTACGTGTTTTTCATCAAGCGGTCCGTGGCGGACATCCTGTGGATCAAGGTGTGGGGTGAGGAAGAGGCCGAGGCAATCCACGGCCCCCGCTTCGAGTTCATCAACAAGATCTTCGTTTCCGCCTACGCGGAAGACAGGCCGAACCTGGAAACCGAAGTTATGGCCGCTCTTGCCGATGTCAATATCCTGAACAGGAAGTTTGAATGGACGGCCCCGGTCTTTTCGACGTTTCGCCTCGCCATCTCCGGAAAGGTCTCCAGGACGGCGGTCATTTCCGATGTGCAGGCAGCCATTATTGAGGCTTTGACAGAGAATTACGGGAAGGATTCCACAGATCGGCTGTCTGAAGTGCTCGTGAAGGATTTTTACAGGATCATCAATGCAACTGGGTATTTTGCGGCGTCCGGCGCTTATTTCGAGGTCTCTCATACCGGAACGATTGAGCCGACAGACCTGAATGAAATGGTTCACATCGACATGGATGCGACCACAATCACGCTGAGCTACCTATGATTGACTGGCTGAAGAAAAGACTATCGCCCGTAAAAAAGGATTCCTCCCGCTGGAAAGAGTTGGCCGAGGCCATTCAGGAATTTTGGGCGGAGAACTTTGATCCGGACTATGACGTCCTCGCCGGCCTGCGTTCCATCTATACGGCGGATGCAACGAATCAGCGACGAATCGTTGTGGAGATGGGGCACTATTTCGAGGATGGGATCTCAGACGAAAACATCCCGGTAAGCGTCGCTATGCGCAAGATGGAGCTGCACCAAAAGGAAACGAACGTTCCCTTGGTGCGCTCCATGTCTCGCATAGGGTTTGTGGCTGAATGGGCTCCGCTGTATGCCCCCAGGGGGGAGATCTATGGGGCGGCCTTCTACACCGAAGACGAGCTTGAAGCGGCGGGCCTCAATATCAACGCGGAAGTGATCCGCCTGGATGGTTCATGGCACATCGGGGAGGCTCCGGCCATTCACCTGACTTCCGATGGCGTCTATATGACGTCGCGGGCGAAGATGATCTTGGATCTGTCAAGCGGTCTGGCTCCGGAAATGATTGATGTGGCTCGCCGGCGAATCATGCAGATTAAGCCCCTACATATCGTGTTTGACGGGTTCAAATACCGTATCTGGCTTGAAATATTATCGGCTATTCCGACCCACGAAATGCACCTGCGGATGACCAAAGAGGTCAACCAGCACTATCCGTGGTGTACCCCGAAGCTCAACGGGCTCTGGAAGATCGGCACAAACGTCACGATCCCGCACCGACATTTGAACGGTACTTGGAAATTGAACGGCGGGGCGGACCTCGGGTCCTACCTGATATCCGGAACCGTTCATAAGCGGCTTCTCCAATGCACCATCACAAGTAGCATGGGGATGGAAAAGCATATCGAAAGACCGGACGCCTACTTCACGGCCCAGCTTGGCGAATCGCTCTTGAAACTCGACGGCCTGTGGCATGTCGGCATGAACCGGATCTTGACCCTGAGCGGCGAAAGGAAGCTCCGGAAGCGAATATCGATTGAGGGTGGGCCTTCCCTTGGGTTCGGATCTTCGGACGCATGGGCGATTCAATATCCGGCGTCTCCCCGTAAGCTCGGGAAACTGGCAACGTTGGTCGGATGGCGGCGGCTTGACGGAAGGTGGCAGGTAGGGGCGTCCGTCACAATGGGCGCCAACATCGACGGAACGTGGAAGATCCGGACGCTTGGCGTCCAGGTGGAGACGGAACGGAAAATCGTTTCAAACAACAGCTTCGGCATTTACAAGAGGTTGGGAGAAACAAAGCGATTGGACGGCCTATGGAAAGTCGGGGGATGCGGGCCGGAATGTGAGTTCGAGATGGAAATCAGAAAGGCGGCGTAAAGGAGAAGAGAGATGTCAGAAGCAACGACTACGAACAGTTTCAGGCAAAGGTTGGCACGGCACCATTACGACGGAACGGCCCTGCCTCAAGTGGCGCAAATGGCATTCGGGGACGGTGGCCATAACCCGGACGGCTCGCCAAAAACCCCGAACGCGGCACAGACGGCCCTCGTGCATGAAGTGCTCAGAAAGAACCTCAGCGCGATTGCCCAGGAAGATCTCTATTCCGTAACCGGGACGGGGCTCGTGGCCGAGGCGGAGCTTGTGGGCACGCATATTTCAGAGGCCGGTCTTTTGGATGCCTCCGGAAACCTTCTCGGGTTCCGGAACTTCGCGCCGAAGATCAAAGAGGCCGACGAAGAGTATGAAATCAAGATCAAACTGAAATTCTAATCCATAGGAAAGGAGGATAAAGAAATGGCATTACCACACGAAGCTATTACGCCTATTCCCAACAATGAGCCTGATGCCGTTCCGAGTCTCTGGAATGATCGTTATCTGGAAATTGACGAAAACTTTGGAAACCTGGACGGAAGAGCGGGGGATCTGGAAAGCGAGGTCCAGGGCGCAAGGGGCGGAGAAGCATCCCTTGATGCAAGACTGGATAAGGTCGATGAAAATATCGAGGGCCTTGACCCCGAATTCCAGAATAACCTGATTGCCGCCGTGCTTGCCGCGACTGATATGGCGGCCCTGGCAAACCGCGAACTGGATCGTTTCCGGCGTGTTCGGATACAAGAGGGAGAAACGACCATCTACAATCGCGGCATCATCGCGGGCTGCGTGATCACCCGGAAAGCGGCAAACGTCAGAATCCTGAGCCTGGCCCTTGGGGGCCTGTTCATTCATGGGAGGCCCTACAGCGTGGCAGCCGACACGGACGCCACGTCCGTCCCGCCGAACTCGGGCGGAAGCTCCGCGACCTGCTACATCTACCTCTACATTGACGAGAATGGCGCTGTCCAATGTCAATGCACGGCCCTGAATACGGCGGCGCCGGCGACGGGCCTGGTCATCTACACGATCACGGTGCCAGCGGGAAGCACGGGCGATAGCGACGCCTTCACGATCACGGACGCCCGGCGCGTATGTCCGGGATGGCCCAATGTGTTCGTGTCTCCCGTCTACGCCTCCATCGCTCTGGCCTATGTGTTGCCCGATGCGAATTATGCGGTACACCTGGACGTGGTGTCCTGCGAAGGCGGTCGGCAGCAGATCGGCGATCTCGAGGTGGCTGATCGGCTCACAAACGGATTCAAAATTTACCTGGGTGGCGCGGCGGATGCGGTTTGTATCCGCTACACCGTCCGGCGAATGATCTAAGGAAGGGGGCTCAAATGCAGCTTGAAATTTTGGGAAACGGGCCTTTGGCCGAGTACGAAGAAGACGGGACCGTCGTGAGGATCGGCGGTGAGGGCGGGGTTGAAATCGATTGCGCAGCGCTTCAGACGGATGGAGCCGTGACGGTCGATATTTGCCGGGACTCTTCCGGGAACCTCGTGCAGGGGGTTGGAGACGGGGTGTCCTATGTGGCTTCCCTCGTCATTCCCCCGCAGGAAAAGAGCGAACAGCCGAAGACCGAGGACGGAGAACCGGTCTTGGATGACAAGGGAAACCAGGTCTACGAGGTGGTTATCGCTCCGCTGAACATGGGGAAGGTCCGGTTGGTGCTCTGGCCTTTCGAGAACCCCGAACCGGTATCACAGGAACAACTGTAATATCAAACATTAAAGGAGGTTTTAAGAAATGCTGATTTTCAATAAAGATCCATTGCGGGCAGCGGTTGAGGCGGCAAGCGGCGGCAGGGTAACGGTGCTTTACGATGACAAGGGCTATCCCTCCTACATGGAAGTAGTCCCGAAATTCAACGTGGAGACCATCGACGCCGACCTCGGGACGGGCGTTCACCCGGCCTTCATTGTGAACGGCGTGGAGAAATCCGAGATCTTCATCGGTCAGTACAAAGCCAATGTGCTTGACGGTCGCGCCCTTTCCCTTCCGGGTTACGATCCGACAGCCTCAGTCAATTTCGATACGGCCAAGGGGTACTGCACAGCCAAGGGGACCGGCTGGCACATGCTGACCAACTGGGAGGCCGCAGCGCTTGCCCTCTGGTGCATCAAAAACGGGCAGCCTCGCGGGAATACCGATTACGGCAGGCATCATACCTCTACCCATGAGAGCGGTCGCCGGCAGGACGGCATTGCTCCCGGTACCGCCTCCGGCACAGCGCGGACCCTCAATGGGTCCGGTCCGGCCTCGTGGCGGCATGACGGAACCTTGGCCGGGGTGGACGGCCTGGTCGGCAATGTCTGGGAATGGGTTGACGGGATGAAGATCAGCAACGGCAATTTCTATTTCCCCGATGACAATTACTACGCCCAGGCCGAAGGGTCATGGAAGGACCAGGGCGTCATTATCGCCAACGACAGCGGGCTGAAACTCGGCGTAGCCGGAACGGACACCCTGCACACGGACGGAGGTCCGACGGCCTGGAAAACGGTAGCCCGCACGGCGGCATATTCGGCCCTGACCGATGCGATCAAAAACCGCTTCCAGCAGGCAATGCTTGACCCGGCATTTGACACCTCGAACCCGGTCGGCAGCATGTGGTGGAATTGCGATGGCGAGCGCATGCCGGTCCGGTTTGGGGACTGGGACAACGCCGGCAACGCGGGAGTGGCCGCGCTGCATCTCGACGGTGTACGCGGCTTCGTCAACACGGACTTTGGCTTCCGCCTCGCCTATATCAGTTGAGTGTAGTTTGTTAATCTGTCGGGGTGGGCGACAGCCCGCCCCTTAACCTGACCACAGACGAGATGTAAAAATGGCAAATCTGATTATTTATGAAAAGACTCTGGAAATGATCGAGTACGGCACCATCGCGCTCCGTCAATTCCCCCGGCACGAGAAATTTGTTTTGGCGGCCATGATCCGGCAACAAATGTATGAAGTCCTGACGCTGATCGTGGAAGCAAACAAGCGCCGCCAGCATCGGGAATCGGCGATGATGAAACTGGACATTGCCCATGAGACGCTACGGCATCTGGTGGACCTGTCCCATCGCCGGTTGAAGTATCTCGACTACAAAAAGTATAGTCTGTGGATGGAGCGGATAAACGAAGTAGGCAAATTGCTGGGTGGATGGATTCGTTCATCCCACGCTGGCAAAAAGGGGGCGCAGACTGCAAAACATGTTTAATGATTACCTGTTTAGCGCATGCCGATCCGGTTTGGAAACTGGAACAACGCCGGCAACGCGGGAGTGGCCGCGCTGAATCTCAACAATGTACGCGGCAACGTCAACACGAACATTGGCTTCCGCCTCGACTTTGATCATGCCAGAAGGCGCCTGCTTACGGGCAGAGGCCCAGTGCAATTTCATAGGGAGGCTGCGTCCCGCCCGAAAGGGCAAATAGCCCCAAAAGCCTCCATGTCTGAGTAGCAATGTCGAAAGGTCATGGAGGCACTTTAGAAAGAGGGGAAATGAAGCGCTATCATCATTTATATTCAAGAATCTGCGACATGGAAAATTTGGAAGCGGCCTATAAATATGTCCGCCTCGGGAAACGATACGATAAGGAGGTTCTGCGTTTCGGATACTATACCCTGGAAAATGTCATTCAGCTTCACAACGAGCTGACTTGGAAGACCTATCGAATCGGTCAGTATCGCGAGTTTATTATCAAGGATCCGAAAGAGCGCCTCATCCAATATTTACCCTTGCGCGACCGCATTGTTCAGCAAGCCCTTCACCAGGTGATTGAGCCAATCTTTGACATGGGCTTCATTGACGACTCCTATGCCTGTCGTAAGGGCAAGGGAACGCACAGAGCCATGTACCGCCTCCGCTATTTCCTGAATGCGGCGCAAGCGCGATGGCCGGGGAAAGAAATTTACTACCTCCATTGCGACATCCGCAAATACTTCCCGCATATTGACCACGACATTCTCTATAATCTCGTTTGCCGGAAGATCAAATGCCCCGACACGTTGAAGCTCGTAAGGGCCATTATCGACAGCAGCACGTCAGATCCGGGGCTTCCCATCGGCAGCCTTTTCAGCCAGCTTTCGGCTAACATCTATCTGAATGTATTGGACCAGTTCGTCAAACACGACCTCCACGAGCGTTACTATCTGCGCTACATGGATAATTTCATCGTGATACATCATGATAAAAAGCACTTGCAGGCGGTGAAAGAGGAATTCCGGGGCCTCCTCGCAAACCGGTTGCGCCTGGAACTGAACCCGAAAGGAACCATGATCAACAAGGCCGCAAGCGGCATTGAGTTTGTCGGCTACCGAGTCTATGCAGACCGGGTAAAGATCAAAAAGGCAAGCATCAAGAGGATGAAAAAGCGATTGAAGGTCATGCAGGCCATGTACCGGGAAGGCAGATCGACGTTGGCGGAAATTACCCAGCGGATTCGCTCATGGCTGGGACATTGCTGTCACGCGGACGCAAGAACAATAACCGAAATCGTCCTGTCAGGGGCGGTATTCACGAGGGGATAAGGAAGGAGGTTGACCATGATCAGCATTGATTTCGAGAGGTTTAATAAGGCGGGGCTCAAGCCGATCCTTGACAAATTCGAGAAGGCGAGCTTGCCGGTTGCCGGTGTGGAAGCTGACAACAAAGCAAAGAGAGATTCCGGGTATTTGGTAAAGGCCGCCACGGTAAATTTTGAGAGCGGGCAAAAGCTGCTCCTGAAAGCCAAGGCGGGCGGTTCTATCTATCAGGTACGGCTAAACAACAAAGTGCTGGCAATAAAGAATTATGCCGATCTTGACAAGGCTATTGTCGAGGTCATTGGTTATGTGAAGGAAAACGAGAAAAACTATCAGAAGCAGAGGGAAAAGCAGTTGGCCCGCACGAAAGTAATTGTCCCGAAAATTAAGGCGGCCAACTCCTCCGTTGCCGAACAGATAACCCAGCTTCAAACAACGATCAACGAAACCACAGCGGCGAATCAGGAGCTTGATACGCAGATCAACGATGTCGTTCTGGCGAGGTCAACCAGAGCGACGGAAGCCTCCGTGCTGGAAAGCGATCTTGACAATCTGGTTGCGGCGGGCAACGCCCTCCAAACCGAGTACAACGCATTGAAGGAGGGCATAGCATCATGAATAACCCCATGACGGAAGGAAAGAGAATCAAGACGGGATATGATTATTATGCCGCAGGATTCAGCGGGCCGCAGCTTGCGGAGGCGTATTATCTGCTTATCGCCAGCAAGCAGCAAGAGGCGTTGCTCCTTGAATCCGCAACGCTGGACGAAATCGAGGAGGCATATAACCCCGGCGAGCCGTTTGAGGAATGGGAAGAAAACATCGGACGCCTGAACACCGAAGAGGGCTCCATATTCGAGGCGGTAAGAGTGAGAAAATTCGCCCGCACGGAAAAGACGATGGCGGCCCTCGTGCGCGTCCTCAATAACCACCTCAAAGACAAAAACATCACGGCCCAGACGCCGATAATAAACAAGCCCCGCAAGTCCGGCCTATTTGCCACCGTAGCGGTGCAGATACCCATGAGCGACGGCCAGGTGGTGAGCATCATCTTCCATAGTCCGGACAACAACAAAATGAAGATCACGGCGGAAGACGAAATCATAGCTTTCCGCTGGCTCCTGAACAAGAGAGATATTACTCACGTTGTCTCCCCGGAAAACGAGGCGGAGGTAAGCCTGCAAGAAGTGGGGAAACGGACCGCCCAGCTTGTGGAAAAGAACAGCGTACGCTACCAAGCCAAACAGAAGGACTTGGTAGAGCAACGGAAACAGATGGAAGACCTGAAGGCCCAGGCCGATGAAATAGTCAAGCAGCACGACGAAAAGATGTACCAACTGAAAGAAACCGAAGATGCGAGTGAGGCATTGGAGGCGAAAATTGCCAATCTGAAAGACCGGATTGAGAAGCAGAAGGCATTCAATGAGGATTTGCAAGCTAAAATTGACGCATTGAAGGCACAGCAGGCCGGGAACGACGGCAAATCCAAGGTCGGCGATACGCCGAAGACCGAAGCAGAGATGAAGGCCGAACAAGAGCGGGCGGCGTTTCAGAAGGGGGCAGAGGAGTTTAATGCCGAATTGACCGGCAGGGGATTTAAAGAGACAGGGAGCAAGGAATGGCCGGACTACGAGCTTGCGATAGGAGGGAATGCGATAACGATAAAGGCCGGATGGGGGGCCAAAGAAAACCCTGCGCTCTATTTTTTAATAAACGGCCAAGAGGAAGGGAAAACAGAGTTTACCGTCAAGACATACGCGAACGGGCATAAAAAGGCCCTTGCCTGGATAGACAAGAAGATTGCTGAAATAAAAAAAGAAGAAGAAAAGCAGGCGAAGGCCAAACAGGAGGAGGAAGCCGCCAAGATGCTGAAAGAGCGAGAGGAACGCGACAAACAAGTGGACGAAGCAAACCGCCTTGTCGCAGTTGGGCAAGCAGCCGTTCCCGGCATCCGCTTGCAGGATGCAGAAACGGCGGGGAAGCTTTCGGAAATGAAGGGTCGCGGCGAACTCTCCCAGGAAGACTGGGATAAATATGTTGCAGACCTAAAGGCATCAAACAAGATTGTCTCCAAGAAGGAGGAGAATAGCGCAAGCGACAAAGATACGCCCGCCGAACCCGCCGCCGTGGCAATCCTCAATGACATTCTGTCTGGAAAGTATGACGACGATTCCGCGAAGCTGGGCGACATGCTGGATCAAGCCTTTGACGACCTGGAAAAGGACGGGAAGGCCGCCGAATACGACGGATTGCTGAACAAGGCGGCGGATTACTTGACGGAAATTCTCAAGAGGGAGGCGGCTTGATTATGGCACTTTCATTCTCAGAAAAACGATCTCTGCAGAAGGTCATTGCAACGAACCTTGCCAGCCTCCAGAGCGGCACCCTGTCCTTCCAGGACAAGAGGCGCTTCCAGAAAGAAATTCAGGACGCCTTTGCCAAGCTGAAGGCGGTTGTCGATCTGAAACCGGAGGTGCAGAACCAGAAGCTTGCCGATCTGATTGCCGGAAAGTACAACAATGAGCCTCCCGAGGGGTTCCTGAAGATCCTGAAAGAGATCATTGAGGAAATCAACGACATCGAACCGGTGAAGCCGCCCACGATCACCTATATCGAGGAGAACAAGGATAAGGTCAACGCAATTATGGAAAGCGTCATGGGGGAGGTCTTCGGAAAGCTGTGGGACAAATGGGAATCAGCGGCATCCTGACAGAAAGCGCGGCGTTTGATTGGCGGTCCGCAATTGGGAGCGCAGCCAGCTACGACGATATTGAATCAACATTCCGCCGGATATTTCTTATTGCCGGCGGACGGGCGACCCAGGCGCAAAAAGACGAATACAAGGAGAAGGGTACGAAGGCCAAAGCCTTCAAGAACTGGTTTGGGGACTGGGAAGCCGCGACAAAGCAACATTTGATTCGGGAAACCGCACCAACAGAAATACAAGGCGATGAGTTCTTCAAGTTTGCGGACGGACCTGTCAATAACATGGCTGAAGCAAGGGCGAAGGCCCTCAATTACGCAAGAGAAAACGGCATTATCTGCGAAGATGCACATAACAAATATGACACAGAAGGCCATAAGATCATCATTGCGGCAAAAGGCATAAAGAACGCGCTGGGGCATGGCAGCGGGAAGGCGAAGATTCAGATCGTAGCAGGACTAAAAGGCATCATAGAAAATGCGGTGCCCATAGATACTCATCCAAACGATAAGAACCCGACACTTACAGATCACATCTACGCCGGGCAAGCCAATATCGGCGGTGAAAAGTATGTGGTGGGGATCGTTACGCACGAGGATAAGAATGGGGACCGTTTTTATGATCACGAACTGACCACAATAGAAAAGCTCGACGGTATTCCAACAAAGGCCGGGGCCGCACCGAAATCCGGCGTTGGGCGTCCCTCACGTCGAGCTTCGGTTATAGATTACATCAATGACGTATTCAATGTCAAGTCCAAAAATATATCCAAGGTCGTCAAGATTGACGGCAGTCCGCAGGATAGCTACAAAATCAATCCGATAATGGTCTATCACGGGACATCAATCGCCGGATTCGACCGCTTTGATACTGGCAAGCAAGACGCCCGTTCTCTTTTTGGACCGGGATTTTATTTTACGGAAGACAAGGATATTGCCGATTCATATCAAGCAAAAGGACAGGTCCGCGAGCTTGATCGGCCTGTTGACCATAAGCTATACTCAAAAATTAGCAGATGGAGAACAACGAAGGAATTTAGCCGTTTGTGGCAGGAAGACATCGGCATTAGGGGCGAGCTTAACCAACTGCTGAATGCCTGGAATATTTGCCAGAATTCGGGAGATTATCGCGCCTTGGACGTATTTCTTGCATCTGATGAAGCAGCCCTTTCCCGTAATAAATTCAAGATAAATCGCAAGGTTGTTTCTCAAGGTGAAACCAAAGCCTGCTTTCTGAACATCAAGAATCCCTTCAATATTGACCCGGACCCGGAAAGAGACGATGCGCCTGAATTGGACACGAAAGAGACGGACCGGCTTGTCGAGATTGCCAGGGAAATGGGTTTTGATGGAGACCTCCCCAACAATGACCGGCCAGGGCATGTGTATGACACGCTTTGCAACTTCTCAAAAGTAGTGCCCGGCTACACGCCGGGCGGGGCAGACGCCAGTTATCGGAGATCCATGAGAAAGGAAGAAGTAACCGAGGTTTTGCGCCGGGCCGGATATGACGGCATTACTCACATCGGCGGCGTTACGGTAGGCAATAAGGAGCATCGCGTGTGGATAGCATTTGAACCGAACCAGATCAAATCCATAGACAACGAAGGCGGATTTACGGAAAGCGACAATATCTACGAATCGGCAGATGATAGCAAAAACGAGACGCCTGCGCCGTCCGCCGCTGCAATAAGAACCCCGGTAACAGTCGAAGAAAACATCCAGCGTGGCAAAGACGCCATGAAGCGGGTTATTGCCCAGCACGTCAACGAGCCAAAGGCAATGTACAGGAAAGACCTTGGGTGGATCGCGTTTTACTGGGGGAAGGAAGGGCAGACGCCGCCAGAATTCACAAACGACAAGGAAATGCTAAAATGGTGGCAAGGTCTCAAAAACAAATATGGTCTATTCAATGGCGGATATGGCGTTTCTCATATCATTGCTAAACGCGATTGGGAAGGCAAATACATAAAGGAGTTTTCGGGGCAGTCGGGCAAAGATGTTGCCTTGAGGCTTGTTTCGGCAATTGCAAAAGGGCGGATAGCTGCAACTCCAAAGCAGCGCGTGACCATACGATTCGGCCTATTAGACGCTCTGTTGGACAGAAAGTATTTTGATAAAGAAGAAGTGTGGTTAGTATCTGGATTAGAGATTGCTGGCGAGTATAAATTGATTTACGAGTCTGCCGGTGAATCGAGCCTTAAGGTTACAGCACCGACCTACGCACACCAAAACTTCGATTATCGTAATGGCGTGGGAGCGAGCAAACCCGCGAATCATCTTTGGGAAAGGGCGCAGTCCTCTCAAATCCTTTCGGATTCCCTTAGCGCAGTCTCAGACCAAAGCAGTTCATTTGCTATAAATTTAACCCCGTCCGATAAAAATGTCAAGTCCATTCTCGAATCATCAAGAATATCTGAAAAGGATGTTGCGAATGCAGCCACGTCCCTTGGCATGGAAGTCTTCTTTGACAAAAAAGCTTTCGGATACGATAGGGTACGCATACTGGACAAGGGGAAGAGTATAGGATTTGAAGACAATAAGGCCGCCTTTGAATACCTACTAAGGAAAATTACGGACACGTTAAAGCACCAGAGCAAAGCCGCCATATTCGAGCGCGGCCCCATTCCGGTCGTAACGGACCATCGCGCCGCTATTCAGGCGGCTAAATCCTTTGATGATATTGAAAACGTGTTTGCTGGCGTATTTGGCCCCGTTGTGGTCAGAAAGTTTATATCCAGGGAAATATCCGAACTGGAAAAACGAATCAGGGAAATGCAGATAAAGTTAGCGAGGACAACAGGGGAAGAGGAAGCCTCCGCCGGGGTCGTCAAGGGAGAAAAGACAACTGCCTTCCTCAACGATAATTCACCCATAGACCTTCAATATGCCGTGGTCGAGGCAAAACGCCTTGTGACTTCCCATACTGACGAAATGTCCCTAAATCAGGAATTTTCTCAGGATTTGCAGCCTCGCGACCGCGGTCGCGAGGGAATGAAGCTGCAAGTGGACCAGATGGCTGAAAAGCTGAACCCCGAACGGCTGGGGGAATCTACGAGCGTTTCCACCGGCGCCCCGATCATCGGACAGGACCTTACCGTCGAATCCGGGAATGGCCGGACTATCGCCATACGAAAGGCATACGCGGCAGGCGCGAAAGGGCAGGAATACAAGCAATGGCTAATTGATCATGCCGGTGATTACGGCATTCCGGCAATCGCCGTCGAAGAGATGGAAGCGCCGGCATTGGTAAGAATCCGCCTCACAAAAATAGATCGTGCAGAATTCGCACGGAAGGCAAACGAAGACGAAATCGCGCAAATGGCGCCGTCGGAGTTGGCAAGGGCGGACGCCGCAAAGCTTACCGATGATGATATTTCCCTCTTTCAACCATCGGAAGACGGGAATATCGCCGCTGCCTCGAACCGTCCCTTTATCGCCCGGTTTTTTGAGCGCATGGGGCAAAATGCGGCTACCGGCTACATGACGAAAGACGGCAGTTACACGAAGCAGTTGATAGACCGTGTGCAGGCCGCCATTTTCCAGAAAGCATACCAGGACGATAACCTCCTCGCCCTGATGTCCGAGGAAGCGGACCCGAAAATAAAGAACATCCTGGGTGCGATGACCATCGCCGCTGGCGAGTTCTCAAGGGCGAAGGCGATTGACAAGGACCTTATGGGCATAGACATTCCGCGCCATGTCATTGAGGCCGCGAAACTTATCAAGAAGTCTCGGGAAGACAACCAGGCCATCGAAGAGGTCCTTGCTCAGGGGGGGCTCTTTGAAGACATCTCTGAGGATACGAAGCAAATCACCCTGTTCATCGACAAGAATATTCGTAGCGCCCGGCGCATGGGGGAGGTCTTCAAGGAATCGGCCCGGCTGCTTCGCAAGATCATGATCGACGAAAAGGAGCCCAAACTTCTTGACGCCGGCGAACCTCTCCCCTCGGCGGCCCAGATTGTAGCCAGGGCCATAGAGAAGGAAAAAGAGGGACGGGAAGGAGCGAGTCTTTTTGAGGCGGCAGATGTTGAAGGCAGTCGATTCATAGACTTGGCAATATCAGACAAGAGCAATGCGGGACGCTACTCACTAAGTAGAGTGACGCCCGATGAAGCAGCAAGGATTAAAAAACTTATTGGTATTGACGTAATAGGCTATCGCCATGAGATAAACTCAAACGATTTACGCCATTCGTTAAAGGCGCACGGGAACAAAGAGAAAGAAGCAAGGCGAAACCCTCCGCAAATTGCAATAACAGTCAACGATCTAAAAATGATTCCTAAAATAATTCAGGATTATGATGATATTCTCAAAGGAAGCACGGAGGGCGGAAGAAAATCAATTATTTACAAGAAAAAAGTCAATGGGTTCATATACTATGCGGAAGTCGTTCTTAAAAACAAGGGGATTTTAAGTGGGAAAACTATGTGGAAAAGGCCATCTGGCAGTGCCGATGCTTCATCTCTGACCCCCGGCAATACGCCCATAAGCGCCACCAGCCACGGCCTGAAAGTAAGCATAGGCGAAATTGAGAAACCTGTCAAGCCCATTCTCGAAAACGCCACGCGAAACCAAGACAATTTCATTGAAGACAAAGCCGGTCTTGTGAATTTTCCGGCGGGCACGGTTGCCAGAGACAACCAAAGCGACGAAACATTTGTGATAGACGGGGGCGTTCTTGCAGAACGTGAAAGTGCGGCGGCCTACCGTATTCGAGGGCTGACACAAGGCCCGAAATCCTATGATTCACATTGGATTTATCGACGCGACAACAAGGAATTGTTCGAGAAAATGGCAAAAGCCGAAGATCCGTTTGATTGGAAAGGCGCTATTGGTGCGGCGACCTCCTACGAGGACATTGAGGCGGTATTCAAAAAGCTGTTCCCTTTTACGTCAGGAATATCGGCCAAGAAGACAGTTGCGCCGCCCATCGAAGAGCTACTAAAAAAGCCCGATGTTGATGTAACCGTTCTTGTGGGCAACGAACTTTCAAACAAAAAGAATATATCGGCAATTAGAGAAGCGGCGCGTGCCCATATAAAAACCCTTCAGGGGAAGCCGCTAAGAAACAATGATACCGAATGGGATCTTGTTATTGCAAAAAAAGACAGAGAAAAGCTTGTTGACGATTATGATCGCACAGAAAACGAATTGCAGGCGTTGGTAGGCATTGAAGAAATAGCAAGCAAGGCTATCCTTGCGGAAACACATCCTGATGTCAAAAACAATCCATTTGTCTTGGCAATTCACAGAATGTATTCGCCTGTGATGATCGGAGAAAAGTTATTTCGGGCAAAGCTAACGGTTAAAGAATACGAGTCGGGAAGGAACAATCTCCATGCTATCGAAACGATAGAAATAGAAAACCCCGCCGCATATCCGTCCAACCTGGCGGGGAATATCCCACCCCGGTCGGCCCAACCAGCAGGGTTCAAAGTCAGTATAGCTACTCTTTTGAAAAATGCAAGGAAAAATGACGGGACATTGTTCATCCCTGGGGCAGACAACGACGAAAACAATGATAGCGCCAGACTAACCAGTCCTGATTTCAGAGGGTGGCGCTATGTGCGCATTAAGGGAACGAGTGGCGGGAAAATCTTCCCCGTCCAAATAGGAGGCGAGTTTTCCCCGGAGGAAACGGCAACTCTCGTAAAATGGATCAAATACAGCGGCATGACTGTTGGAGCGTTTGGCAAAAGAAGCATTGAGGTCTATTCTGTGCCGGAAGACTTGAACCTTTATGGTGCGGCAGGGCGAAGGGAAGAAGAAAAAAAACAACGGCAAGAAGAAGATAGAATACGAAGAGAGAATAGGCAAAAAGATTCGGAGTCCCGTGCTTATAAACGGGAGTCGTCGGAATGGATATTGGATCATTTTTTTGGCGTACTTAATAATTACAACATGGGCGCCCTTGCCGATTTTCTGGAAGGAAAAACCAGGAAATATAAGGGGATAGTAAATCATAAATGGATAGAGCCGCTAACGGAACTGGGCGCGATCAAAGTAGAAGGGGAAGACAAAATGCCCGATTGGGATAAAATAAAGGCTGAGTACAAACTCTACAAAAAGGAGGCAAATAGATGATTCTTGAACGAGCATTGCCAGACTGGAAAACAAAGATTCAAGCCGCAAACAGCTATCTTGAAATAGCCGCATTGTTCAAGACGTTGTTCGACCTGAAAGCCGTTCCCGGACAGGAGCCGCCGAAAGACCCGAACGACTATAAAGACGAAAATTCAGACTACGGGCTGAAAGCAAAAGGGATAAAGGCCCGCGAACGTCTGAACGAGCAGGCCCGCGAAATCATCAACCGTGTGAAGGACCCCGGAGACCTGACCGCCAAAGACCGGGAAGTCCTGAAACAATATTCCGGGCGCGGCGGCCTTACCGAAAATTCCCAGTTCGAGTATTACACGCCCACCCATGTAGCCGAAGGGCTATGGGATGGCATGATGGCAAACGGCTTCCAGAACGGCAACGTTCTTGACCCCTGCACAGGCGCGGGCGTCTTTTCCGCCACGAAGCCGAAAGGCGCAATCGTTACCGGGACGGACATTGATCCTGTCGGATCTAAGGTTGCACAGCTTCTCAACCCCGGCGACCTGATCAAAAACCAGTCCTTTGAGAAGACCGTCACGGAAACACCCGACAACACCTTTGACGCCGTAGTCGGAAATGTCCCGTTTGGAAGCGCGAGAGGCGCAAGCGCCCATGACGATCCCGACTATAAGGACGAAAAGAGGATCGAACGCTATTTCATCCTTCGCGCCCTGGACAAGGTGAAGCCCGGCGGCCTGTGCTGCCTGGTCGTGCCTATCAATATTGTCGGCGCAAAAGGCGGGCAATGGGAGAAGTTCAGGATTGCTTGCAGTAAAAAGGCGGAATTCCTCGGCGCCCACAAACTGCCTTCCAAGACATTCGGCGCTCAAGGAACCGACACAGTTGTTGACATCGTTGTTTTCAAGAAGCATCCCGAAGAGGTCCTAAAGAGAGTTGATGAAATCCCCTACGAAACCATGAAGACCGCGAAAATGGTCTGGGGTGAATTTATATCCGGGCAATACTGGATAGGCGAAGGGCGCCGTTTCATCATGGGGAAGTGGGTACCGAAAGTCGAGGGAGACCGATGGAGCCGGGAAGTAGTGGACGGCGACATTGACAATGCCGGATTGAAGGCCCGCCTCGCCCAGAGGTTTGATTCCCGGATTGACTGGGACCTCCTGGAGGCGGCGGAGCCCATTGTCAGGAACTACGCCGAGGGAGACCGGAAGATTATCAACGGTATTGAATACGAGATGAGCGCCGGAGAATGGACGCGAGTAGCCAAGATTGACGACACCTCCATGCAGATAGACAAGGGGAAGTATGGCGCGGCCTCCCTTGATGAATTGAAGGCCGCCCTCTCCTCTCCCAAGGGCGGGATGGTCCTGTCGGCAAAACAGGCATGGGCGGTATTCAAGACGTTCCCGGAATTGCTGACGCCTTTGCAGAAAGCCGCTATCGAGTTCGCCATGTCGCAGCCCAAGGAGGAGTACCAGGAACAGCTTTATCGCGGCTCGCTTATCGGCGGCATGATCGGACGCTATCAAAATGCCGTGAACGACGGGACCGCCGAAGACGCCGACCGCCTGGAATTGCAGGAGATCATCACCCGCGAAATCAATACGTACGGGCACCCCAAGAACAACAAGGGCCTGATCATTACCGGCGAATCGTCAAAGATGTTCGGCATGTTCCGTAACGCCGTGGACGAAAAGGGGCAGTTCTCAGACCTCCTTGCGGGCACCATGGGCGGGTCCGGGCGCACCCTGGAATTCGATGCAACCAATACGCAGGCCATAGTTGAACATCTTTATATCCGCGAAGGCATTCAGCAAATCGAACTGGAAGATGTGCAAAAGCTCTATGCCGGAAAGCGCGAGATTAAATCTCTCGGCGATCTTGCCGAAGATGACGGCATTGCCGTAACCCCGGACGGCATGATTGAGCCCATGAGCCGCTACACCGCCGGCGATATTTATCCCAAAATGCAGGCCATGAAAGACGCCATGGCCGTAGAGACCGACGAGCGGATCAAGAACAAATACATGAAGCAGATCGACGCCATAATGAATCGACGGAAAACCACAAAGCCAGAGGACATTTCCTTTGACACGCGGCAAAAGTGGTTTTCGAGAAAGTACGTCGTCGATTTTCTGAGGGAGAACGGCTACCCCTACCTGAAATACGGAAAGTATGAGGAGATTGAGCGCGAAGACCCTCTAAGCGGGAAGATCACTAAAACAAACCAGTTTGTCGAGGATTACGAAAACCCCTTCGGAAGCTTTTACGGGATTGACGAAAGCAAGGGCGGCTTCCCGAAGCAATTTTTGTCCTACCTCAACGGGGGCAATGTTACCTCTTCCGGCGAAGATGCTCAGGAGCGAATCAAGCAGTACAAGGACAAATGCCGAATTATCGAGGAACAGTTCAACGCCTGGATGCAGCAGCATACCGACATGGACGAGATAGCAGAGCGTTTCAACATGAAATTCAACGGGTTCACGCCTTACGACTATGAAGAAACTCCCCTGGGCCTGAAAGACGCCTCTCCCCAGGTCAAGCTGCACGGTTATCAGAATTCCGCCATTCGCCGTCTTTCCGAAGAAGGCCGGGGCATACTGGCACATAACGTCGGTTTAGGAAAAACCTTTGGCGCCCTTGGCCTGTACGCCTACAACAAGCAGATGGGCCGTTCCAAGAAGACCTGTATCGTGGTTCCTAAATCGGTGCTGGGAAACTGGTATCACGAGTCCAAGAAATTCCTCGGCAACCATAACGATTGTCTGTTTGTCGGGTTCGAGCCAAAGCTGAACAAGGACGGTTCTATTGTCCAGGAAGCGGTAAAAGATGAAAAGGGCAACCCAAAGATCAATAAATTTACCGGGCAGCCTGAATATCAGGACGTGCTGGTCGAGCGCAACGGAAAGGAAGACACATGGGAGGCCATGTGGAAGATTCCCCAGGGAAGCCACTCCCTGGTAGTCATGACCAAGGAAAAGTTCGCCGCCATCCCCATGAAGCCGGACACCAAAAAAGCTTATGCCGACAAGATGGTGCAAAAGGCGTTAATCAGCGACAAGATGCACAAGGAGTATGCGGCGGCGGCATTGGCGGCAAGTGGCGGCGCGGTAGGGGAGGGCGAAGGCGAAAGATCAAAAAAGGTTTCTTACGATGACGACGTAAAGAAAGCCCGCCTGGAACAACAATATTCCGATGAAGGGACGCGCAAGAAAGGCGAGTTGCCGTACTTCGAGGATATGGGCTTTACGGACGTAATAACAGACGAATGCCATCTTTACAAAAACAATCTACTGGGAGGGGAGCATTACCAAAACGTGGCATATTTGCCGACGGCGACCACGACGGCCAAGATTGCCCTTGATATGACCATGAAAATGTCCCATCTTCGGGATGCCAACGGCGGACGCGGGGTCTATATGCTTTCGGCCACGCCGGTAACAAACAGCCCCTTCGAGATATTCAATATGCTGTCCTATGTGTGTCCGGTTGAGGAATTCGAGCGGTACGGCATTTACACGCCCGATGATTTTATCCGCACCTTCGGGGAGATAGCGAATGTTGACAAGCTGACCGTAGCCGACGAGATCAAGACGCGGGACGGCCTGGTCGGGTTCAAGCAACTGGACGGCTTACGCAACATGTTCCACAAATACGTCAACATGAAATCGGCCTCCGACTTCCCGGACCAGATCAAACTGCCGCCCTTTGAGGAATCTACCCTGGACGTAGAGATGACTGCGGATCAAAAGAAGATTTACGGGAATTTACGGGGATTGGCGCAGGAAGTAGCCAAAAAGCGCAGTAGCGGCAAGATACTTGCCATTATTCGGGATATGGACCGGGTAACGACGGACATGGACCTTTACAACCATACCATGACCTTCATCTTTCGCAATGCCGACAAGGAAAAGGCGGATGCCTTGATAGACAGTCTTCCCAAAAGCATCAAGGCAAGGCGGATGCTCAGTAGCGATGAAATTGACGAAATGGGCCTTGACCCTGAATCCGTGCGAAGGAAAGCGCAGGAAGTGACCGTAGAGTTGAAGGTTCAGAAGCGCAAGGAAAGCGGCAATTATATTGTGGTCGTTCCCGAAGAGTACGAAAACATGATTGTGGATAAATGCCCGGACCACGGTATCGAACAGAAAAACATCTCCCACCCGCTGATGCCGAAATATGCCAGACTGGTCGAAAATCTGCGTACCGATTTGGAGGCGGACGGCAAGCAGTTGATCTTTACCGAGGAAAAGTCACAGCATAAAAAGATATTGAGGATCATTGTCCATCACATACCAACGATTGAAAAGCTGATCGGCATTATAAACGCCGAAGAAGCAGACGGGCCGGAACTGCAAAAGATTTCCGATTCCTACAATTCGGGAAACCTAAAATTCGTGATCTGCAACAAAAAAGCGGAGGTGGGCGTCAATCTGCAAAAAGGGACAACGGCAATTCACCATCTTACCCTCCCCTGGACGCCGGCAAGCATTCAACAGCGCAACGGGCGCGGCGTCCGTCAGGGGAATGAAGCCAAGATGATTCATATCTATTATTATTGTGGAAAGGGCTCCTTTGATGCGTACCGCCTGGACGTACTCAAGGCAAAGTCGAACTGGATGCAGGACTTGTTTAGCGGTTCTTCCACAACGGCGGAAAACGCCAACGCTGTAAGCTCAGAGGAAATGCTTGACATGCTCGAAGCCGATCCCGAGGCCGCCAAAAAACGCCGCATGGAACGGCTGGCGGCAAAGCAGGCGGAAGAGGCGGAAAAGGAGAAAAAGCGCCTTGCCAACGAGTTACAGAAGCTTGCTCAGGCGTCGGCGAACCTTGCCGGCCTGGACGCCGGGAAAGAGGCGGAGCAGGCCAGACTAACAAAAAGAGTCCCCGAGTTGGAAGAAGAGATCAAGCGACTTCAGGAGCGGGGATTAAAGGCCGAAGGCGATGAGCGGGCGCGACTTGGCAGCGAGATCATTCGCAAGCAGACCACCTTGAAAAACTCAAAGGATGCGCTGAAAAATCTTGATCAAACGTACGAAGACCGGCGCGTCAAGTTGACTGCCACGGTGAAACAGACGGCGGGGCTCTTGAAGCAGAAGGCGAAAAAAGGTCAGTTGCCTTTTGACGAAAAATTGATCGACAAGCCGGAAGCGGTATGCGTGACCTTCGGCGGGGCGGTAATAGCCGTAGGCGATTGCTACGAGTATAAGGGCGATGACAGCGGCAGCCGTTCATCTTTGGTGCGGATAACCGACGTGAACCCCGGAATGCGCCTCTTTAAATATGAAGACATTGCCGGCTACGGCTTCCCGATGCGCGACTTGGAGCGGGCGCCGGGCAACGACCATTGGGGATGGTTCACCGTCGAAAGCCTGGCAAAGATTTTAAAAGACGGGCTGACCAAGGTTTCTTATTCCGAAAAGGAACTGGCCCTCAAAAAGGCATTGGCGGAAGAGCATGACTACGAAGACCTGATAAGCGGGAAGATAAGCAAGGAAATCTTCGTTGAACACCGCAATGAGATTAGGTGGGCATATTACGGCGCATATCCATTTCTTGTCAGGAAGCAGGACGGAAAATTGGATGTGTCGATAGGAAGAGATCTTGAAAAGTATGGCGGGACCGCCGCGATTGTCTATCCAGAACCGGCAAACGAGGACTTCAAGAAGGAGGTTTGCGAGGCGTACCTTGCTGCGGCAAGAGACGTGGTAGGGGACCCGCACAATTGGGCACCAGCCATGAAGATCCTTTTCGGAAACGGATGGCGCGAAATTGCACAGGAATACGGTCAGAAGGCGACTGAAAAAGAAATTATCGAGGTTTGCGCGAAAGCATGGGAAGCATCTGTTATCGGCGGACATGTCCACAGTGAATTCGGTTCCGTGGATAAGATGATCGACCAAGTGGCCCGCCTGACAACCTTTGCCTACCTCCGACGCGCCGTTGCGAATGCGAACGAGACGGCCCAGGGGCAAGCGCAAACACTGGGCGACAACCAATATGAAATACGCAGCATCGTCGGCAATTACTTTACCGGCCTTGAGTCAACATTAATGGAAAAGGTGGTTGCCCGCAGAACAGAGCAGGAAAAAGAGGCGGAGGAGGATTTAAAGGCCGATCCCCGCTACAAGGCAATCCCGGAGGAGGTCAAGGAAGCGTTTGCAAAGATGGGAATTGCAGTGAAAACGAACAAAACGAGCATGACCTTGCCGGGATTCAAGGGAAGGCGGGGAGCGGTTATTGAACCTTTTGCAAAGTGGTTCTTTCAGGATAGCGCCGGCAAGGGCGGCACCCTGTATAGGGCCAGAGATATATTGAAAGCGCGGTATGGGGCTCAATTCTTCTCGGATGCGGGGGAAACGTTTCGAGGGGCATGGTGGCATGTGTCTTCAACAAACGACTTGAAGGCGATATATGAGTTATTAGCATAGACAAGGAGGACAAAAATGCTGAGAAAAACAGTAAAATTCGAGAATTACAGTACCAGTGAACTGCATTACATCGGTTACGGCATGAACTTCAAGGTTCCGGGCGAGACCATCGGGGATGCAGGCTTAAATGTGCATCTGCCCCTGGAACACGCAACGGCGATCAAGGCGGCGGTGCTGGCGAAACGCCCGGCCATGAAGATGACCGACGTAACAACCTTTGAGGACGGCATATATCCTGATTATATGCCCTTCCAGAAGGATAATTACGCCGGGACCGCGACGCCGGGCGTCAGTGACGATGAAACCGATGGCTATTCCGTGGGGTCTGTATGGGTCAATACCACTGCTACGCCTCATGAGGTTTACCGTTGTGTTGACCCCACCGAAGGGGCGGCGGTCTGGCTTAATACCTCTCTGGAAATCAGCGAGATACATGTCCAGGGCACCGATCAGGGTCTTGACACGGGCGGGGATAACGCGGTTACGGCGGCACAGGTCAAGGGCGCCGTGACTAATTCCCATGCGCCCGGCTCCGACAATCAGGACCTTTCCGGCCTGGCTACAAAGGTTCCGGTTGATCCGGTCCCGACGGGCAAGGCGGCGGTATTCGACGAAACCGGCGACGTTGCCGTAGCAACTCCGGGGGTTCACATTGCCGATGCAACGGCGGTATCCGGAACGGCCACAAACGGCGGCTACGGGTTTGTGTCGTCCGAGGAAATGGGCACCTTCATTACCAATGTGAACGGGATCAAGGACGCCGTGAATACGATCCTGGCCCGGCTGGAAGGGTTCGGCTTCATTACTCCCGGCGAATAAATATTGCTGCAATTTGATTACTTGTGAATATGTGGCCGCCGTGGTCCATGAGAAGGCGGCGGCCATATTTTTACCCGCACTTATAACGAAATGAACACACGATACAGGAGGCGACATGCTTGTTACAAACCTAAAGCTGGAAAATTTCAGTTGCGGCGCCGTTCATTACATCGGGACCCGCTTTGAAATCGAGATCCCCGGCAATTCCATTGGCGACGATGCTGTTTTGACAAATATTCCGAGCGCCGTGCTGGCGGCGAACATGGCGGCGCTGGCAACGAAAGCGCCCTACGTGGCCGTAACGACCCTTGACGAAGAAGAAAACGGCATTCCGTGGCCGCCTATTCCTGAATACATGCCCTACCGGAAAAACAATTTTGCCGGGACCGTGGCGCCGGACGCTGATGACGATGAAACGCAGGGCTATTCTTTGGGCTCCATTTGGGCCAACATCTCCGCAACTCCCCATGAATTCTATCGGTGCGCCGATGCAACGGAAGGGGCGGCGGTATGGTTGAATACCACCCTTGAGGTAGGCGAACTGGGAACGGCGGCATTGTCCGACGTTGAGGATTTTGAACCGGCGGGCGCAGCGCAATCGGCGGTTGACGGGCACAAGGACGACACAACAGGAGTTCACGGCGCCGCTACGGGAACTATTGCAATTATAGACGAAACCGGGTATCTTATCGGCAAGACAAAGCTTATTTTAGAGCCGGAAGAATAAGGGACAAAGGAGAAACGATGGACATCTACAAGCTTTCCGAAGAAGATTTAGCGCCCCTCCTGGCCGAGGCGATTGCGGCCAAGGGAACAGTAGAAAAATGGATGGACGGCTACCTGAACAGCCTCAAGGGGATATTGCTTAAAAGCCCGTTGCGCTACCGGCCCTATGGTCCTTATTGGTGGGCGCTGAAAAAGGTCTATATCGACCGGGGCGACCTTTCTTTGGGGATTACGTTGACCAGGAGTGGATGCAGGCAATGGACTACGGCAAGCCGGAAATGAACATCCTGGCCGCCCATGCCTATGAGGACCTTCGCACGACAACGAATTTTATGGATGATCCCTTTCATGTCATTTCGACTCCCGACGGCGGCGATTCCATAGAATTCGCCTCCAATGACCCGGAAATGGAAATGATGGCGGCGGGATTAGCGGCGCTTTAGCGGGGGAAAATCGTACTTAGGAGGGCCGCCGGCAGTTCTCCGCTCTCGTGCGGCCTTCTCCCAAATGTGGTGGAGAAACCGCCAATCCATGTCCCTGCGTAATGATCCGACCCCATCCAAAGACCTAAATAGCCCGTCGCCACGACGGGCGCAGTGGGCTTTGGATCGACAATCTCAGCATTGCGTCGCTGCAAATACTCCGTAAACCTTTCGGGCATTGTCATATCCATATCCATATCCTTCTCCATGTCCCTCTCTGTTTTCCTTCAATTGTACTTCATCCAGCCTCTTGAGGCAAATTTTTTCACTAACCTTCGTTTTTCTATCACTAACCTTCGTTTTTCTATCATTGCCTTCCCGCCTCTATCCTACCATAATCAGGCGCATGAAAGAAAAAAAACCATCGTTTTGGCGAAAGATATTCCCCGGATTCGGGGGAAGGCAAGAGGCTAACTCAAATGTAACAATTCCCTCCGTAGCAAATTATGAAGATTTTGTTGCCGATGCTCTTTTGCCCGGCCTGCCCATAGGGGCAACAGGCGGGGAAGAGACGTACCAGCTTACGGAACTGCCGGCCAACCGCCTCTTGAAATACAAGATATTTCGGATAATGGCCGACGATCCCACCATTGATTCAGCCCTCAAGATGCACATTTCTCATGCCCTGTCTGCAAAATCGGATACGGGCGAGATCGTTTCCATAGAATCAACGTCAGACAAAGACGACCCCATAACCATAGACCTCCGCAACACTTTCAAGGATAACATCAATAAAAATGTGCAGTTTTGGGCCTATAACGCCGCCTTAAACGGCGTCTGGTTTGCCCGCGTCTATGGTTCTCAGCACAAGGGCGTGGACCTGATACGATCCGACTACTACACACATCCGCAATTTGTCCGGGCTTACGAGCAGGCCGGGCAAATTGCGGGCTACACAGCGGCGCACCAGAACCCCATGAGGAACGCCGGCTATATTTCGTTGATGGAACCCTGGAAATTCGTCGCCTTCAAGATCCCTATATGGAAGGCGGAAAGCGATTTGGAGCCGGTGCGCCTGGACGGGTCCATTTTCGACATCTCGAACGACGATTACAAAGGCGAAAGCATCATCGAAAGCCAGAATTACGGAACATCAATAATTGAAACGGCTTTCGCCCCATGGATGGACTTGCAGGAGGCGATTCTATCCATGAACATGTCGCGCAAAAACGCGGCCCGGCTGGAAAGGTTGATCGGCGTCAATACCGGGCGTCTTTCACCACAGCGGGCCTCTCAATATCTCAACACCATTTCCGGGCAACTCCTCAAGGTCAACCAGGCAAATGCAAAACAATCCCTGCGACGGGGCTACATCCAAACAGTAATCAATCACCTTATCCCTATCTTCGGAGACGGGAAGGGGCGCCTGGACATTGCCAGCATGGAGGGGAACCCGAACCTTGACGGACTGGCGGACATTGATTTCCACGTAAAGCGTCTCGGGTCCGCCTTGGGGGTTGATCCGTCCCTTTTGGGCTTCGGCGAGATGCTATCCGGCGGCCTCGGAGACGGCGGTTTCTTTAGGATTTCCGTATTGGCGGCAATCAAGGCGGCCATGCTGCGGCGGGCCATCCTGTCCGGCCTGGAATCGCTGTTTGACATCCACGTCGCCTACAAGCACGGGAAGGCTTTCTTGCCGGGGGAGAAGCCTTGGCGGATTGTCTTCAATTCCGTATCGTCGGCCCTCGAACGGGAGGAACGCGAGAACCTGGAAGGGCGCGTTACCTTCGCCACGATGATGGGCCAACTCATTCAGATCATTGACGCCGAGTTTACCGCCGTGGACCGTAACGCCCTGGCTAATTACATGTTCACGGACATCATGAAGATAGATGAAGAGAAGTTCAAGAAGATGTTTCCGGGGAAGATCACTGGACCCGCGGGCGAGGCCGAAGAGGGACCGGGAGGAGGCGGGGCGAGGCCGAAGAGGGGGAAGGAGCCCCTCGCCCTTGACGAAGAAGAAGATGAAGACGACGAGACCATAACGGAATCGGCGACAACCAGACGCATGAAGAAGATCGTCAACAACTACCTGGAAGGGCTCTACAAATGAACGCGGCCATTCCTAAGCAGGCGAGGCTGGCGATATGAGCGAATTGATATTTATCCTTGAATCAGCAAACGAGAAAAAGAATGATCTGCGCGAAACCAGAGTGCCAGTTTCTCGAATTGTCCTAAAGTGGCTGAATGTTACAGAAGGTAAGGTATTTGCCGACTATACTGCCCTTTACAATAAGCATAAAAACCAGTTCGGATCACCTGATGACGTGAAGGCGCATGTTGATCATGTACTTTCAAATCCAACGCTTGAGATGGAAGCAACCAAAAGGGAATATACTCTTTTGGTGCGAAGAAATGGGAAAGACAAGGTTGCCGTTGTCGATTTTGAATTAAAAGGCGGCAAGTATCGTGTGCGGAGCGCCTATACGCTGAATGAAGGGCAACTTGAAGCAAAGATAAAAGAAATAAGAGCGCGTGGTGGTCGCCTATCCACCAATCCTGCGAACCCGATACCGCCAGAACTGCGGTCGCTCATTCAGGGTGCTGGCACGCCTTCCGACGTGCTTACGCGCTCTCCATTAGTAGATAATCTAACCCCAATATCGAACAATGTCAAGAAAATAACCGAAAGCGCGACGGGGGCCGTCGCAAGCAAAGGAGGAAATATCATGGGAGAAACAATAAAATGCACATTCAATCTGTTCGAGGAGGGACGGCAATATACCGGCCATCATCGGAATTACATCCTCGAAAGCGCCATCAAGGCTTGTTACGCGCCTGAGACGCGAGAGGGTATCCGCCTGCGTGAAAAACTTGGCTATCTGGGGCATGGCCGCCGGGAAATCGCCCGGAAACTCCAATTGGCCGAAGTGGAGCCCGTGAAGCTCCCCGACGGGTCAACCATCATCGTCGAAAACATCCCCTCCAATATCACCACGTTTTTCGAGGTCAACAAGGACGGGATAGTAGAGCATCATCAGGAGATTTTGGAAACGGCGCCGGGCAAGGTGGTATCCGGCCTGAACGCCTCGAAGGTGGGCGGGTTCTCCTGGGCCTGCGGCGGACAGGACGGCGGTGCCATGGGCGCGACGCGGATCGTTGACTTTCACGGGTTCGATTATGTCATGAATCCCGGTTTCGCCAAGAATCGCGGCTATATCCTGGAAAATGCCGACGGCATGACGAAAGACGCAATCCTCGAATCTATTTGCAAGCAGGGCGTCACGGATACGGACGCAGAACGCTACCTCAACTCCTGGGTCGTCTCCGCCCAACTGCGGGCCATGGAGCTTGACGAAAAGCTTGAACAGGCGGCGATTTATGAGGACGCCTTGAGGGAGGACCTGGAAGGGAAAGCCGCGACAATCGAGGCCATGCAAAAATCCATAGCCGATGCAGAAGCCGCTGCTGAGGCGCGGAAACAGCGTATCCTGGAAGCTGCATCAAAATCCGTGGTTGTTGTGCCGGAAAGGGTGATTGACGCCATGCTGAGCATGGCCGGGGAAGCGGAGTTCCATGAAGTTATCGGCTTTTTCGAGGCGGCTTCCCGCGTTGACCTTGGCCGCCTGCCTTTACCGGGGAGTAACGACGAACAAAAACGCCGTTTCGCCTCTCTGCCTCCTCAATATCGGCCTGCGGAGGATTATGGAAGGGCCTCGCAGGGCTTTGATTTCGCCGACCCTTTGACGGGCTTTTAACGGAGGAGGTGCGCCGTGAAAATCGTATTCCCGGCGATTGTCCTCTTTACGGATAATCTGCCTGCATGTTCCAGTGGTTGCGCCAATGGACCGATAATCAGGATCAAGCCTTCACACAAGGACGACAAGGGCATCCAGGCTCACGAGCTTGTCCATGTGCGCCAATGGTGGCGAACCTTTGGCTTCCACAGCGGCCTGTATCTGACAAGGCGTTGTTACCGGCTTCATTCAGAGGTTGAGGCGTACCGAAAACAGCTTGAATATCCCCATCCCCTCTACACCAGAGATCAGCTTATAGATATGTATGCAACGTGGCTGTCCCTTCCGGAGCCGGAAGGATACGATTGTCATGAAATCTGCACAAAGGAGCGGGCGATTGAACTACTTGGCGCCGGGGCCGCCGGATAGTTCGCCATATCGCAAAACAAGGGAGAATTGTCATGCACGAAACAATATCAGTAGTAGAGCGGGGAGGAAAGGGCAAGTTTTCATTCAGCGCGACACTGCTGAACACGATACCGAGCCCGGTATTTTATAAGGACTGCAACGGCAGATACTTAGGATGCAATAAGGCGTTTGAAGCGTTCTTTGGGGTAACGCGGGATTGGCTTATCGGCAAGACTGTCTATGATTTGCAGCCGTTATATATCGCAGATGAATACCGGAGGGATGATGAGGCGCTTCTTAAAGAGCCCGGAATAAGCGTTTATGAAGGCAAGGTTAAGCCGACTTATTCCAAAGAGGTGCGGAATGTGATCATCCGCAAGGCAACGTTTCTTAATGAGGCGGGCGAACTTGGCGGGGTAGTGGGTGTGTTGATGGATGTCACGGACAAGGCGAATATCGCCAAGGCGCTCCAAGATAGCGAAACGAGGTTCCGGCGCATTACCGAGCAGATGAACGTTATGATTGTCGAAATAGGCGTAGATGGAATCCGCACTTACGCCTCACCTTCTCATCGTGCGATTACCGGGTACACGCCCGATGACCTTGTGGGCAAGCATTGTCTGTCTCATATCCATCCAGACGACGAAGAACGGACATCCGCCCTTTTCCATGACTGCCTGATGATGTGCAAGCCGGGCCTTATCGAATGCAGACATCTTACGGCAGGCGGCGGGCTCATCTGGATAGAAGCCAGCGGCACGCCCCTGACAAACGAATTAGGTGAGCTTGTCGGCGCCGTCATTGTAAGCAGAGACATTACCTGTAAGGTCAAAGAGCGGGAAGCGAGGAGGAAGGCGGAAAAAGACCTCGTAATGATGTACGAAACGGCACAGTCCGATTTGGAGGACCTGAACAGGCTGACGGACGAAAAGGCCAAGAAATTTAACGCCTCGCTGAAAGCTACAATTACAAAGATGCGAGAAAGGAGGTTGGCCCGTGCCGGATCAGGAAATCCCGAAAATGGTAATAGACCGTCTGCTGGATCAGCAACAGCAAACACTGGAAAGGTATTCGCATTTGGTGGACGGTCTTGACGATGCGATAGCGGAGATAGCCGCACAGTTGGACACGCTGGCAACAGCGGACGCAATAAGGGCAAATAACACGCAATGCTGCAAGCAGCACGAAGGAATCCAAAACACATTGCGTTACATTCTGATGGTGGTCGCCGTGATCGGCACTTTCGGAATAGGAACGTATGTCTGGATAAGCAAGGATGTAGATGCCCGCGTAGCTACCCAGATAAAGAAAAAAATAGAGGAGGAACAGGTTAAGCAGCACGCCAGACAGATTTGTTTTACAGACGAGCGCGGCCAAAAGAAATGTTATTACCTGGAATAATCATAAATGACGGACCAAGAACCGATTTGTTGCAAGTGTCATACTGTTTTCGAGGCGAGAGAGGGATATTATTTCGTTAATGGAGAGGTATATTGTCCTTTCTGCTATGATTTGTTTCGCAAAGACATTCATGAGCAAGTATTTGGAATAAGGACGGAAAAGGATGGGGGAGAAATATGACGCTGGGTGAAAAGCAAAGGGCCTTTAGCAAGGCATTGGCGCAACTGCTACTCTATGCCTACGAACAGGGCTACGAGATCAGCATGGGCGACGTGTGGGCCAAGACGGGACACAAGGCGAACAGCAACCACTATATCAGGCTGGCGGCAGACCTGAACCTGTTCAAGGATGGGGTGTATCTGACCGACGGGAGCGGCCACGATAAGCTCCACAACTTCTGGGATTCTATTGGCGGGGCGAAAAGGATAGATAGGGACATGAACCACTACAGCTTTGAGCATGAGGGGAGGCGCTGAGATGGGATTCGATATTACAGGTATCGGGGCAATTTTCGATTTCGGCGGCAAGGTGATAGACAAGCTGTTTCCCGACCAAGATGCAGCCAATAAAGCCAAACTGGAAATGCTGAAACTGCAACAGGAAGGGGCCTTTAAGGAGCTTGAGGCGCAGCTTGAACTTGCCAAGGGGCAGTTGGCAATCAATGAAAAAGAGGCACAGAGTTCAAACGTATTTGTTTCGGGCTGGCGTCCTGCTGTGGGGTGGGTGTGCGTGTCAGCTTATGCGTTTAACTATCTGATAATGCCGCTGGCTAACTGGCTGGTGAAGTTCGGAGATGTCAACGCTCCGGCGATAGTAGCACTGGACACCGGAGAATTGACAACTCTGCTGTTTGGTATGCTGGGGATCGGGACACTCAGAACGGTGGAAAAGTTGAAGGCGAAGTAAGATCCTCCCCGGCCTGGTCAAGCGCCGGGCCGTTGAGGCGCGGTTGTTGTCGTAGCAAAGTCGAGGCGTCGCAAAATCGTTTATTATGTCGGGTGTTTACACCGCCGGTGCACCGGCGGAGATGGGAAAAGGACGCGGCAACCCCTATGACGCGCCCTCCACTATTTTCTGTTCTTCCTTCGTCAGGCGGTAAAGCTCATAGACAAGGGCGTCAATCTGGCGGTCGCTATTGGTTAGGTATTCGTTCAAGGATGTTTTGAAGTCCAAACAGAAACGAAAGCCTTTCATTGCGAAAGCTCATTATAATGTCTATGGCGCTTTCGTTTTCGCAATCCGCGCAGGCAGACGACAAAGTGGCGCCGTGCTTGAGAAGCAATTCGACTATGCGGAAAGATTCATCCGTATTTTGTTCGCAACATATTTGGACGGCATATACAAGCAATGGGATACGACCCATATGTTCATGATTTACATATGCGTCTGGATTTGCGCCAAGAGAAAGAAGGCGGGCTACTTTTCCCTGCTTGCTGCCCGCTATGGCGTATGCCAATGCGGCGGTATCGTCGCAGTCCGTGGCATCAATATCTATGCCGTTCTTAATACATAGCTTTAACAATTCTTCATCATCGGCGGCTAACCACCATGCCACGCCGCCATTCGTTGATAATTCATAATTTCCAGATAGCCACTCTGGGGTATCTTCGTTTCGAGAATAGTAACTTGCATTAACTGATGCACCGCTTTTTATTAATAACTTTGCAGCATCCTTGTTGCCGTTGAGCAACGCCTCCGTTAAAGCCGTGCCTCTAATATCTGAACCATCATCCATTATTTCAAACTCTGCGTTGACATCAAAGGAACGGAAAGGATCGTTGGCGGCATGTTGTAAGATAGCTTCTATGATAGCTATGTTGCCTTTTCTGCTTGCTGCATGAAGAGGATTCCAGTTTCCTTCTTCGATAAAATCTTTATCTGCCGTCAAAAAGTTTTTAACATCTTCAATGGATTCTTTCTCTATTGCTTCATAAATAGAATTTATCATTTTTATTCCTCTGTTATTTCATGCTGGCTGCTTTCTCTGGAAAAGAGAATCCTTTAGTGTGCCATTCAACGAGATCATCAATATCAGCAAGGATAATCTTATCGCTTTTTGAGGCGCTTTCCTCCGCCTCAGCGGAGAAATAGCTGGTCGTTACGACATATCCCAACCATGCCCCAGTTTCTTCGATGACACCTTTGAATTGTTGAACATTCGGCCTACCTACATGATTGCTGGGCGCGTAGTGCTTGCACTGAACAACAATAAGTCCTGATGGGTGTTTGGCAAATCCGTCTGCCCCGGCGTCGTTTGACTTTTGAGTCACCCACGCATGTATTCCCGCTTCCAAGAAAAAACTCATTATGTGATGCTCAAAATCGTAACAATCCATTGTTGCAAGCTTCTCAATTATCGCCTTTTCTTCGGCAGGCATTGCAAAGCGTTTCGGTGCCGTTACCTCGGAAGTCATTGCTTCGTTTAGTGCGTTATTGGCGCGTCGCAGCACTTCATCAGCGGCAATCAAAGCAACAACGACACTAATATAGTCCCTCGCTGCCGACTTTCCCAAGAAAGATTCAATTATGGCAGTTATCCCCGCCGTGCCGAGAAATATCATGATCAATATGGGCATGCCCACGGCGCCGCCAAATGCCGCAAGTCCGATACCGTGACCACCGACTAAAACAGCAGCCCCAAGAGTTGCGGGAATTGCTATCTTTACCGGCAAAGGAATGTCGGCATTTTTGTAATTTTCCACTGTTTTTACGACACCGCGAAACACAGCCTTGGCAGTCTTTTTTGAATCGGCAAGTTGATAAATCTTCTTTGCTTTGTCCTTTAGGGCAAGAGATTCGTCTGCAAGCACTTCCCTGTTTAATGCCAACCACGAAATCACTTCCAACCTGTCTTGCTCAGCGGAACATGATTGAATCGCTTTTATGAATAAATCAATAAGCCATCCCCTTGTTTTATTTACAATATCTGAACTTCCATCCGAAACAATTTCTTTTGCCCCGGAGAAGGCATTTGTTGTTTTATCCCAAATCTGCCCGCTTTTGTCTGCTATCCAACTCATTCGCCCTCACCCGCTTAATTTAAATTATAGGCTTATAAATTCACATATCCAACTCGTATTGTTTGCCATGCGCTCGCTTACCTATGGTCTATGAGGCTTTATGCGAGATATTCCCGCTATAAAGATCCTCCAGGGGGAAGCACAAGCCATAATCATTCCAATCTAACTGCCCATCAACTATTCGGAACTGCTTGAATAGTTCCAAATCGAGATATTTGGAAATTTCCGGGTGCGCGGATCGGCGGAGAAATGGCTCGAAATCGACTTCCTGTGCATGGCCGTCGCTGAACTCAATAAGTAGTCGATAGCCGCACAAGTAGTTGGCCTTGACGACATCCACAACGGCATCTTTCCATGCTACAATCATATGGCTTTCCGGTGTCTCCCGCCCCGCAACGTCACTTCCCGCCCGGCGTCTATATCGGCCATTTCATTAAGCATCTCCCGTTGCGACATGTAGGGGTCAAAGTACATATTCCAGAGTGGCACGCGGTAGCGTTGAACCTTCCTCAGCAAAACATTCTCCTCTGCCTCAGTCGCTACCTGTTCTTTTTTTCGGTCCACAATATAAATCTTTGCTGAGTCAGGATGAAGCGTAACGGAAAACCCGTCACGTTCCGGGTTTTTCTTAAAGAACTTTACCCTTGGTCCATGCCCCGGCCATTTGTCGCCTGGTTGTAGGATGTGCATTTTTAGAGGAACGCCGAAACGATGGTCTTCGGGATCGACGTTTGCCATCTCAAATATGTGCTCAAACGCCTCGAATATCTTTTCTTCTTCGTCGGCGAACGGGTTCATTGGTAGGCGTCCCTTTCGTAATGCGTGTTTATGGCTGATTATAGGGCAGGTGGGCCTCGCCCCTAAACCTTTTTCTCGCTACCTCGCCGATTTCCTTTTTGCTCTGCCTCAACAATTTTATCTCGTACTCTGTCAGCATTCTCGGTCCTGAGTAAGTACCGGGCTTCGGATTGAGTAAGGCAGTCGAAGGCGTGACCAAACTTTTCCTTCCACCAATCTTCGAGTTCGTTTCCATGTTTATCCCTCATCCGAAAGTGTTTTTGCGCTCTTTATGGCCTTTAGCCACCATGTCTGATCGTCCATGCGTAATTATATACCCCAACCCCGCCCTTAAATCAAATTCAATCGCCTTGTCGTGGTTCTTCCTCAAGGATTACATCTATCCTTGATTTCCGGCACACTTCTTTGAGTTGCGCCATTTCATCCATGGCCCGCTGAATGTAAAGATACGGTACGCTCTTCCCACAATAGATGCACCGCTCCGGTGCCTTGCCGCCACCGGAAAGCGGGATCATCCATTCAGCTTTGCAGTCCAGGCAGACAAACCGAATGCCTTTTGTCCTGTCGATATTAACCACGGCTCCCCTCCTTTTCGGGATACTTCTCCATCTCCCTTTCCATTTCCTCGAAAGCCTGTAACAGGGCCTCCCTTAAAAGCTCCATCCTGCGGCCAATATACCTAACGTCCATGATTGCGCTTCTGGCAGTCTGAATACACGCTAAATTGTCCATCATCATTCCTCCTTATTTTATAATAGCCACGGTACAGCATTGGGCGGTCTAAGCCTGCGGCTATGCTGTTTATGCCCCCTCACCCCGTAGGGACCGTGGCCGTTCATATGTTTCAGGCAATCGCCTTTTTATCATCTCCCTGCGTGATCTGCTCAGGGTACTTAATCGCCTGTTGCGTACTTCCCGCTACCCTTTCGAGGATACGGAAGACATTGTTCCTGATGATCTTGGTATCCCTCGCCGCGGCAAGAATCCTTGTTGAAATGTTCTCAGGGACGGCATTCATCGTGGTCAGAACGGACATGAAGGAGCATAATTCATGAACGTGGGTCATCTGCTGGGCTACGGCGATAAGCTGGCAGAGGGCCTTTTGTGCATTGTCCGGTCCGTCGTAGTAATCCGGGTCCGTAACCAGGATCGTGTGAATGAACTTTGCCAATTCTTCGTCACGTTCGGTCCCGCCTGCCCGGAGCTTGTTCATGGTCTTGTTGCGGCGCCGGTATTCCTTCCCCACTTCCCTGTTGCACTCAATACAGTAGCTTCTATGGCCGTCCTTTGTCGTGGTATCCCGGTTGAATTCCCCGTAGGGCTTCATCTGTTTGCACCGGGTACAGCGTTTTTCGTCCGGGGCCAGGGTGAAGGCGAGTTGTTTGGGGCGGGCGGCCTCCTCTTTCAGGCGGCGCTCACATTCAATGAAATACTTCCGGGCGATCCGGCCCTTCTCCGTCCGTTCGACCATGGAAAGCTCCTTCGCCATGTCTATGGTGAGGTGGTAATCCTTGGCCGGGCGACCGCGTTTTGATTTTTCCCCAAAATTGGGGAAAAATACAAAGTCCTCGTTTTCCTTGAAATTATACTCTGCTATCCGGTCTTTTATCCACGTCGCATAATCCTTCCCGACTTCCAGGAAGGAATGAAGCTCTCTTGCATTTACGGTTTGGATTTGTTGACCTGAGATGTTGCCGGCGCCGACTTTGATCAATTCTTGATACGTCATGGTGTGACCTCCTATGTTTGAGTTTTGAGCAATAAAAACGCCCGAGATGTACTCACGCCATAGGAGCGTCCAGGACCTCGCGGTATCCCGGCATCTCGGACAAGAAACGTCCCACAAACTAAAAATCCCCTTTCGCGCCATTACTGGACACAAGGCCGGGAAGCCCCTATGTTGAGTGCCCCCACCATGAACGAGGATTGCGGAGTTGTCAAGGGGAAAATGCTGCATAAAGCGTTTCACCCCACTACCTCAAAGCAGGGTTCGCATTTGTCGCAAAGGCACATAATCAGCTTGTCCATGCCTTCGATTTCCAGGATGTTGAATGCCTTTGTTTCTGCGTAGGGCGTTTCACAGACATCCCCGGCCTCATCGAAGTAAATCACCCAGATAATTTTTGATTCATCGCCGTCGCACCGTGAAAAGATAATGCGCCCGGCCCTTTTGGTCCTTGCCTCGTTTACCACCATTGAAAATGACGCTGAGATTGAAATTGTGTCATAGATATTGAAACTCATTGTCCCGTTTGTGCATTCCGTCAGAGAAAGGAGGGATAGCCACGGCCTGGGCTCAAGCGTTGCCTTGAACGCTTCTTGAAATTTGCCAAACGTCCCTCGCAGCTTCATGTAGGATTTTGCATCTTCGCGTTGATTCGCCTCTTTTATCATACTTCCGAACATCCGTTTTGGCCTCCTGAGTTAGGTTCATTTGCCTTGCAATTTGCGCCGGTCATTGGTATTAGAAAAAGCCTTTTTGTGATCAAAAAGCACCCACAGACAAGGCAAGTTATTGAAATGATTCAATGCAGCTATTACCTCTTAATCAATTGGTCGAGAGTTCGAGTCTCTCAAGGCC